GAGTCAACATCATAGAAATATTCACGAATGCCATCTTCTATTTCTTCTCCTACATTTTCATCAGCAGGAACTGGGTATTCATCGGGGTCAATGTCTATTGTTAAAAAGACTTTAACTCTCATCATCGTAACAGCCCTCGACTTCAACAATTAACTTGTTCAAATACCATCTTGCTTTTTTCAAGTCTTCTGTACCATTTTTATAACGATAACGCCAAAGGTATTTCATAATGTTACCTTGAAGGTAAAACTCAAAACCTTCACTTCCTGTAGCTGCAGCAATAGCATCTATGCACTCAACTCCAGACTCATTGTAGTGTGGAGGTTTATTTACTATATCAACATTGCCATACGCTTCTTTTGCAATCTGTTCTTTTTCTTCAATGTCTTTCATAATTTTAAAGTAGCTGGTCATTATGCATTCCCTTTCGTTTTAGTAGCAAAGTCAATAGATATGACATTATCTTTAACTCCTGTTACAGTAAGTTTTTTATCTTCCATATCTTCTTCTACATCATTAAGAAACTCTTCTATTGCATGAATCATTTTTGGATTTTCTTCCATGTAAGCAACAGAACAAGCTACAATTTGTGATAAATGCATCATGCCATTATAGCTGTCACTATCTAACGGATTTTCCTTATCCGTCATAATAACAACTTCTAGTTCTCCTGTCCAGCTATTTTTATCATCTAATTTTGGTATTAAGTTTACCGAAAATGCTTCTTTACTTATAATCATACGTCAATTCCTTTCTTGTCTGCTTCTATAACTCTTGGATAATTATCCGTTCCTTTTTCTCTCAGCCACTTTTGTGGTATAACACGTGTAGCATATTTAAATCCATGTTTTTCACACCAAGCAGCATACGTGGTTTTAGACCGTGCGCTTATCTTATTTTCTGCATTGTCAAAGATAAAACGTATGTCTAGTTTAGGATGTTGATTTTTAATCCTAATATGTTTGGCTCTATCACTAGGTCTAAACCACCCTTTTGTTTCTATAATTATCCCGTTATCTAAAATAAAGTCTGGCAAGTAGGACGCTTTACGTATAACGTAATACTGTATTCTTACTTTCTCATACCTAAACTTCTTTTTTATTTGGCGCAAGCACTTGGCAACGTACAGTTCTAATGTGCTTCTGAACCCTGCCTTCTGTGCTTGCTGAAGATTAAGTTTTTCAATTTTTAGTTCTGACATTTAACTCAACGTAAGGAACTATTGGTGGCTCTTTTGCGTCTGACATTATAGATGGTAACTCTTGTAAGTTAGGCCAGCAGTCAAAACGATAAGAACAGAAAGAGCAATTCTTGTTGAGAACCAAGTTTCCTGTTTCTTTCTTACGAAAGGTTTCTTTAACTGGTTCAAAACAACGCTCAAACTTGTTCTCGTTTACTTTTTTAACTGTAGCATTAATCTTGTCTACTTCTGCGTCAACATCAATAGATGTGGCAGGTACGTATTTAAATGTACCTTTTGCTTTATTGACTACCCACCAGCCACCTGCTTTCTTACCGGATGCTTTGGCATATCCAGCTAGTTGTGCAACATATCCGAAGGAATCGTTACTTGCCAACGTGTCATAGGATTCAAACTTGTGTCTGTATGACCAGTCTGAAGCTGATTTAATATCATCAACTGCATCCCGAATGACAATATCATATGACCCAGAAATAGAAGTGCTAGGCAAATCCAGAGAGACTTTTTTAGTATCTTCATATTCAACTCCTGCTTCTGTTAGTAAACCTTTAAAGACAGCTTCAACAATATAACCAATCATCATATTCATTACGAATGTATTTGACTTTGCTGTAGCAACTTCTGGTTTGTTTTTATCGTACCATAACTGGCAAGTAGGTCTGCCTACATTAGACATACGCAAACTAAATTTTCTTTTCTCTTGCTTGCCAAACTGTTTACGAAGAGCATCCATCACATCTCGACCAACCTGACGAATTGTCTCTTCTGACATATCAGATGCCCCACTAGAGGCATCCGACATATATTTGTGCAGAGCAAGTTCTGCTGGATGATTCATTAGGCTACCTCATCATCCACTTCAACATCAATAAAGTCTTCTACAAGTTCTTCATCTTCTGTTGAAAGAGACTCTCTTATCTGCTCTTGTTTAGCATCCCACTCTTTGTAGATATAATCATTGTAGTTCTTAATCCACTCAAGAAAGCCACCAAAGGTTTCATGGTCTTCATCTGTAATCTCATGTGTTACTGACATATCTGGTGAACAGATTGGTGTATAGTAACTTGAGCCATTAGGAAGGTCATTCTTCTTTGGTTCTTCAAAAGAAATCTGGTACTGCAGGGGTATACGTTCTTGCTTTGCAAAAGTTTTAAACGGTTCACCTACAGTATTGAAAGCTTCTTTGTTATCAATCTCCCATATAAATGGATGAGTGATATCGCCTACCATTTCACCATCTGCGTTCATTGCCTTTTCAAGAGTAACAATCCCAAACAAAACACGTACACGTTTAATCTGACGTATTAAGTCTTGCATGTTAGCTGGTAATGCTTTGAAGTCTTTAATGTAGCCAGATGGCTTACCACAATTAACTTTACCAGTATTATCTTTAAGGTCAATGTTTAGAGTTTCTGCCATAATTGTACGGTCAAACTTACCTTTTGGCTCACCCGGTTTTGCATTAGGAAATGAGATGTATCTACGTAGCATAAACCGTTGTACAAAAGGACGTACCTTTGCAGTCTTGCTATAGAAGAACTCCGACCTGTCACCGTTAATAACCTCAAGGCGATATGTACCACCTTCAATTACTTCTACGTTAGTCATACGTCCTTTAATCTCAGTCTGCCCCATTACAGGCTGATGCCACAGACGAAGACGATTAAGAGTATTAGTCTTTTTAGGTGCTTCAGTTTCTGCCTGAATACCCATCATCTTTGCCATTGCAGCGTAGTTATTGGTATCAATCGTTGCTATTTCATTCATTAATTTAGTCTCCTTTATTTTAAAGTTCGATTGTTATATCACGAAACATCCTTGGTGTCAAGCCAATTCGGACCTATTTTAGCTTCAAGAAGTAATGGAACATTAAAGTCTACGCCCCACCTACCAGCAATCAGTCCTTTTAAATCTCTGTTTGCTGTTGCTATTACTTCAATAACTGCCATCTCTTCATCTGGATGAACATCAATTACAATGCTATCGTGTACTGTGTTTACCACACATGACTTCATGTTGTCAAGCAGTTTATCTATGTGAATTAAACATATAGGTACAATATCTGCTGTAGCAAAACTTTGCACAGGATAATTTTTTATCTGAGTAAAGCTTGTAACCGTACCATTTGTGCGCCTAACAACATCTGGAAAAGAAAATTCTCTACCAGAAGGTGTTTTTATCCTCTTTGTATTTAAAGCTTCTTTAGCCAATCGGGTATGCCAAAGCCCAATTCCTTCGTATTTTTTTGTGAAGTGTTCATAGTACTTTGCTTCGGCAGGTGTGCGTCCAAAACCCGTTGCCCCGTATAGTGGCGCAAAGGTGTGCGCTTTTGCAGTCTGCCTATCCGTATGCTGACCAGCTTTGGTAATAACTTCAGCGGTGTAACTGTGTACATCAAATCCAGTAGAAACTTCTTCAATTGCAACTCCATCTTGTGATAGGAAAGCAGCAGCACGAAACTCTAGCTGTGCAAAGTCAGCTTCAAGTATCTTACCACCGTTCCAACGTGAAACAAATACTTTCTTTACAGGAAACGTACCACCACGTGGCATGTTCTGCATGTTTGGGTCAGCCCCAGAAAAACGACCTGTTGCTGTCCTATGCTGTAGTAATCTAACATGTAGTTTACCATCAGACTTAGTGTGCGTTGCAATGCCATCAATAAATGATGACAGGTATGTTTCAACAGCAGAAAGTCTACGCACTTTAGATAGAAATTCTACAGCATCAGTCATTCCCTTTGCTCTCGCTACATTTTCTAGTGTCTCAAGATTTTGCTTGCTTGTTGTAAATCCATTTGCTGATGCCCACTTTGCAGACGGTGGTTTAAATCTCAAGCCAGCAAGTTCATTAGTTGGTATAAATTTATAACCAATAGCATTACAGTCCACGCATCTATTTGCTTTAGCATAAGGTGTGCCATCTTTTTTTGTCTTATGTATATGTCCTTTACCATGACATGTTTTACATTGAACTGCACGAGTTTTATATATCTTATCCGTATGTGTATTTATAAGTTCTCTAAATTCTGGGTCACGCATATATGGGTCTGTGCTATTTGCCCATAATGTTTTGTCTTTTACTTTACGTGAGTAGATTACCCAAGATAATTGCTCTGGTGAATTAAGATTAATAGGTGTATCACCCATAAGAGTAGCAATGTGATTCTGCAGTCCATTTATCAACTCCTTCTTTTCTTCTTCAAACTCCTTACGAACTTCTTCTAGTTTATCACTATCTACTGTAAATCCACGTTGGTACATTCTAGCTAATGTAACACAGACTTGATTAGTTAGGTCTACTGTTCCTAACAACCCGGCATCACTAGAATTGAGGCGATACATAATTTTATCAGCCAATTGCTGTGTTGCATGAAGGTCAGCAGATAAATATTCACATAGTTCATTATATGGTATGTCACGTGTACTTACTCCATTCTTAAAGTATTCTTTTAAGGTGTCTTGTTTCTTTGTATCTAAATCATATCTTTCTGCACAAGCTTCAAGAGACAAAGGTTCTTTGATGCCTCGTTGTAAAACATATTCTCCAAGCATGGTATCAAAAACAGGGCCATCATACTTAAAGCCTGACTCCCACAACCATAGTAAATCGTGTGCTGCATTGTGCATGATAAGTACCGTAGCCTCATCTAAAAACCATTGCACACGCTCATAATAATCCTTTTGATTAGGAACATCAGCATGGTCAAACGGAAAGTGTCTTCC